ATCCAGAACCTGCGCGGCAAAGCCTCTCAAGCCTATAAGGAAGGGGATGTCAAATTTGGCGAAGCGGCCAACGGCATAGCCAAGGCCATTGAAGACAACATTGCTATGCATATGACCAGCGGTGCAGGCCCCGCTACGGAAGGCTCTACCACCGGCCAAGAATTGATTGACGCCATGCGCGCCGGGAGGGAGCAGCTTGCAAAACAGTACGCTGTGCAGCGCGCTATGCAACCGAGCGGTGAAGTTAGCGCGCCTGCGTTTGCGACTGCGCTCAAGAACAAAGCGCCTCTGACTGATGAGTTAAAGCTTATTGGGCAGTTTGCCGCCCATGCGCCCAAGGCGTCTGGCGTACCAAAGGAAGACCCCGCTATCCTGGGTGGCGCGGACATTGTATCCGGTATGCTCCCGGCGCTGCTTGGACACCATCCACTTGGCTTGCTTGCGGCAGCTACTCGGCCAGCGTTACGGTACGGCCTTCTAACGGGGCCCGGGCAGTCCCTGTTTGCGTCTCAAGCTGCGCCCGCTGCGGCAGGACAAGTTCCATTGATGGTGCAGGGCATGCCTGCGGCTTACGCAGGGGTACAGAGTTTATTTGGGCAGTAGGTTCGTACCCAAAGCTGATGCGTAGCTTGTCGATGTCGCGCTGCGTAACACGGGGTTGCATTGCTTGCCTAGCTTTTTGCCGCAGGTAAGCGTAACCCCAAAGCGTACCGACGAACAATGCCCAAAGCATGTTGACGACGACGTAAAAAACGAAGATTCCTAAAGCAACCTGAAGCCACATAACTACCTCCAAAATATACGCTATGGACAAAGAACTGCTCGCTATAGTTCAACCTCTTTTGGAATTGCACGAAGGACGCAAGGCCAAGCCCTACACCGACACCGTAGGCAAGCTTACCATCGGCATTGGCCACAACTTAACCGATAACGGCATCCCCGACGATGTAATCAACCTCCTCTTCCAGCACGACATCGCCAACGCAGAGAAGGACTGCATCACCCTCTTCGGAGAAGAGGTGTGGCAAAGCTTGTCATTACGCCGTCAAGCGGCGTTGCTAGATTGGTGCTTTAACTTGGGGTTGAACCGCGCCGCAACTTTTAGTAACACGATTGTTGCAATTAAGAACGGGAAGTTTCAGAATGCTGCTCAGGGCCTGCGCATTTCCCGATGGGCGCAACAGGTAGGGGATCGGGCATTGCGGCTGGCATCCATGGTTGAGAAAGGTTAACAATAAGGAGCCAGACATGAAAGAGCTTGCCGTGTTTTGGGCGCGTATGATGCGCTGTAATTGCAATGTCAGAATCAATACGATCTTGGTGACTGCCTTGCCGCTTGCGGAGCAACTTGGCAATGTTTGGCCGACCTTCCACGACTACCTGCCCGCCAACCTGTATGGGATGGGTTTCGTCGCGCTGGGCATTGCCAATGTGCTCCTGCACGCCCGGACAGCCTCCCAACAGGAAAAGAACCGTGCCGAGCCTCCAGTCATTGGCGGTTAGCATTGCTGGCGCAATGCTGTGTCTTTTCTCGGGTTATTTGTGGGGCCATCATGTCGCACGCCTCAAGTACGAAGCTAAAATAGCTGCTATCACGAATGCTGCGCAGCAGCAGAAGGAACATGCAGATGAGGTTTCCCGACAATTGGCGCGGTCTTTGGCAGACCTGCAAGATAAGGCTGTTGTGGTCAGGCGCAGCGCTGATCTATATCGGGTTTCTCGCGCTGGTGCTGCTAGCTGTATTGGTGGTTCCGGGCTGTCAATCGTTAACGACGCCCTTGCAGGTTCCAAACGAACTACTCGTGCGCTGCCCGGATCTGACGCCCCTCGATGAGGGTACCGCAGGCGAAGTGGTCTGGAAAATAGTGGAAGTGGCCGGCCAGTACTATAACTGCCAAGCCCGTTTGGATGCGCTTATCGACGCGGTTTCAACGCGGCCTTAAAAGCTGGATCGGACAATTTGCACTCATATAGCGTATCGCAGTCGTAGTTCTCAAAGTGTTTTATAAGCACTTTGTACACAATGGTTCTTGTATCTTTATCGGGCAATTCCTTTTTCAAATCCTGGATGATGCACGCCATCAAATCGCTACCACTGCTCCAACCCATTTCGTTTCTCCTATAGATGCCGTAATACAGCCTGGGCCAGCGCTAGCAGCGCCGCACACGCCATAAGCACTTTGTCGGTCAAGGGTATGTGTTTAAACATGCTCATGATCTACTCCCGATATTTAACAATAGGGTCTAGGTCGCTGCCGGACTCAATCACGAGTCCTGCGCGTATTGCGCTACGCAGCGCCTCAATGAATTCATTCCATTGCAGCGTGCTGAAGAAGAAATCCTTGTAAAGCTTCTTCCGGTTGATCTGCTTCATGCGCTCCACTGTGGCTACGATGCTTGCCGCCGCACCTGTTATCTTGGTGTGGCCTATACACCCGAGGACGCGCCGCGCATCGCCCTCCACCTCTTCCAGCTTTTTTGCGGACTCCAGCATGTCTTCCAGCTCTATGTTGTACCGCCCTTTAGCGGCGGCTACTACCATAGCCAGCTTATGTAGGTGACATTGCTTCCGACCTCTGAAACCCGCCTCAAGTTCCACCAACCCCCCAGAGCGCATTTCATCGCGCTCTTTTATGTACCATGCGCTTCCCCATTCCTTGGCTTCAGGGGTGATGCCAAATGGCCCCATCAAGTCCCCCAACTCCCTCAACTTGTGCAGCAAAGCCATATACATGCCTGGGCGTGTCACGGGCATCACATCCATAGGGTATGGAACATCCTTGTCCGGCATATCCTCCCGTATGAAGATGATGCGGCTCATCATGCCGCCGCCTAGCTCGTCGGCGCTCATGTTGCGCGACACCCATTTGGGCGTGGTGGCTGCTATGAGGTTGATCCAAGGATTGGTGATGCTATTGGAGGCGACGGTGCGCGTCGCCTTCTCCCATGTGTCCAGCTTGCCATCCCATAGATCGGTGAGCACGTCTGTCTGTTCTCGATCCTCGGGCTTGAAGAAGGTACCGAACTCCGACACCGCCTGCGTGATGCAGGCCATCTCGAACATCTCACCATTCGGTAGCGGGAAACGCACCTGCGCTTCCTGCAGCCTGTCGATGAACGCCTGCCACGTTGCACTGGCAGGCCCCATCTTCACGCCATCTACCTTCTTCGCAATCCTTATACCGACGTCGATCGACGTTGACTTTCTGACCACGCCCTGTTCGCCTACCACCAGGATGTAGAAGTTGGGAGACCACTGGAAGTCCCCCATGTCGAACCACACCTTCCGCTGAAGCACCGCCGCTATGGTGGACACACCTACCCACCACATAAGCCGGGGACTGGCCTCTCCGTAGCTGGCATACTCGAGGAAAGCATCAAGCCAGTTGTGCCGCACTTTTTCTTGAAAGGCGCTGTCCCTTGGCGGCATTGCTAGAACTTTTGACATGGTGCGCTATTGGTTATCCTCTTTTTCTACCTCATCTAAAAGAATGAGCAATTTGAAATTCAATAAAGGACCGCTTATAGCATGCTGTTCAACCAAGAAAGCCAACGAATAAAAGTAGTTGCTCATTCCATCTCCAATTCACTTAGCACACTGCCAAGCGTCCTGCCGAACGCCGCCGCAATCTTCAGCGCCATCAACAAACCCGGCTCAGAAACCTTGTTCTCCATTTCCCAAACGTAGGACTTTGAAGTGCCGATGAGCGCCGCCGCCGCATTTAACGTCATGCCCTGCGCGATGCGCTCGCGGCGCATCCACTGTGCAAACGTCTCTGATTGGCTCTTCTTTACGCTGCGTTTTTTAGCGGCCATTTCCGTTCCTCACAAGCTCCCCAAGACTTTGTGGACGTCTTCAAACCCATGCTGATGATGAGCGGGTCTGGGTATGGGATGGGAACCTGAGTTGCTTCGAATAGTTTCGGCAGGATAACATTCTCATCCACGGTCGGATAGATACCCATCACCGAGTCATACATCTGCACCTGGATTTGTGCGCCGCACAAATCTTCCATCCTCATGTGAATATGGCTAGCCACAATGGCAATAGTAGACTGCGGTACCCACGCCAGCGCAGCGCGAAACATGGCGTCATCTACCCTATCGAAGAACACCATGCGGTAGCCGAACTTGTTGGCAACTGTGCGGTTGCGCTCTAACGCTTCCCGCGTACGCTTATGCCACTCCAAGATACCCGGATGGGCGGCAAGCCACCTACGCTGTGCCACTTCAGCTTCTTTGACTGTGCACCCAACAGCGACTGCACACGTGCGTGCCCCTCCACCATAATTTGTAAGATGAACAAAGGTCTTCCCGCGTTCGCGCTGTTCAGGCGTTGGCGATACCGTTCCAAAGATGTCCTTGGCATTCTCCGTATGTATATCCACCCCTGCGCGAAGTTTGCACTTGAGGTCAGCATCATCCGCTTCCCCTACCACAACTTGTAAATCCGCCCTCGCCAAGTCGCAGTCGAAAATCGTGTAACCGGACGGCGGTACGATAGCGCGGCGGAAGTTAGGTAGACGGAAGGAAGAACCTTCTTTCCGTTTGCCGCTGGATATGTTGAGTAAATTGCAGCCACGTCCGAAGTTATTGCCTGAAGAGGTTAATCTGAAGGTTTCTGTGCCCGTAGTATTGAAACTGCAGCGCAGCATTCCATCTGGATCAAGTTGCGCCCGTAGAAAATTGTTGCGGACGGATGCCAAGGAACGCCACTCCAAGATCGCTGTGCACATCTCGGCATGTTTCGGATGCCACTTAGCCACCTGGATGAGTGCTTCGTCAGACGTACCGCCAGCACCGGCTTTGAGCGGCTTCCTGCATTCCAGGTCTTTATAGAGAACTTCGGCAACCTGCTTAGGCGACGCGAGGTTAATTTCATGTCCAGCCTTTTCAAAGACGACGACCTCGCGGGCTTTGCAGGCGTTCTCAACTTCGGCTTCCAGTTGTGCAGTCTCCATCTCGCCTCTAATGACGCCACGTTCCTGCATGTCGAAGACATAGCCGTTGTACCGCATACGCTCTCTAAACTGCGCTTCCAATTTTGCCGAAGCAAGCTTCCGTGCCTGCGCTTGAGCAATTTCATACGTAGCGCAAACATCCCTGCAGTTGTATCGGAACAAGCCCTCGAAATCCCGTAGATTCTGCCAGTCTCTAGCATCCTCTTTCCAATACGAATGCCAATCGCAGTACATCGACGCCAGAAAGCCGAGTTTCGCAGGGGTACCCGGGAAGAGAACGTTTTGCGCGATCTTCGTGTCATGGTGCACCCTCAATGTGAGTCCAAAGTTGTCCTTGAAGTAGGACGCATCGTAATTAAAGTTTTGTCCAATGATCCTTATCTTTCTAAGAACTCTTCTTATCCGTTCACCCAACTCTATATATGTGTCCTCTTCCCAATACAATCTATAGTTTTCTTTTATAAGAGGAATGCACATAGCACGTGTGGCGCTTACGCCTAAGCCCACGCATACAATACGCCCTCTACTCGTTTCCACGTCTACTGCGGCAGTACCGCGATCTTCTACCTCTTCGAGAAAATCTAGGACTTCAACAAAGTTCGGTTTATAGTTGAATTCCCACTGTGGTTCCTTCGCAATGCCGCGCACCAAGCGACGTTGCACTCGTTGCGCAAGGTCATGCGTAAGATGCGCCCGTGTTTCCCATGACCGAAGTACACTGGCGGGGTGGATCGTAGGCACAAATGCGGTACCTTGAAGCGGTCCAACGTAATCAGCTTGAAGTGTGATCTCGCTACCACGCCAACTTTGGATGCCCCATTCGCCCGTAAAGGCCCATAGTGCGGTGTTTCCCAAACCAATAATAATTTTCGGCTGTCGCCCCGCCACTTCATCGTAGAGTTCAGCAATGCCCTCTTGCACTTCTTCCGACGCATAGCGCCCATTAATACACGGCCAGTCATTTTTTATCCCCACTTTCTTCTTACTCGTTAACCACTTCTCAATGTCATTGCCCGGAGGACGATACTTGCAAACATTCGTCAAGTAACATTCGCTTCTCCGAATACCTACCTCACGCAACACTTGATCCAACAGCCACCCAGACGGCCCCACAAACGGCGCGCCTTGGCTCTCTTCCTCTTCGCCCGGGGCCTCCCCGACGATCACCACATCAGCGCGTGCAGGGCCTTTACCTAGTACCTTTTTCATGTTCCCTCACTTTCCATCGTCAATACTACGTAAATCCCGAAACTCCAACCGCAAGCCCAACGCGCTTCCCACATCCATCAAGCACTTCAGCGTCGTGCCCCGTACGCCTCTTTCTGTGGTGGACAAGTGACTGGCGTTATACCCCGTCATATAGCCCAACTCTTGCAAGGTCAAGCCACTTTTCAACCTTGCTTCCCTAAGCTGTTTGCCAAGCAGCGGCAATGAATCAAATCTCGCTGTCATTGCATTCCCTTACAATCAGCTACACCACCTTGCACCACACACTCCAGAGGATCATTCATCTTTATCGGCTCCTGTGGCGTGCCGCCGCAACTCGCTAACAACAGCATCAAGGCAAACCCGATTTCTTTGCTTCGTCCCATACTTCCTCCATTTCATGCCAATCAACCAAGTTCTCTTTAAGGTACCGCATCGCTCCTGGCGCAAGCGCCACAGCGCCGCTGTCAACCAAGCCTTGCATGTAGAGCGGATTGCGCTCTATCACTTCCTCCACCGTACACCCGGCGTACTTTGATACAGCCAAGGTCGCGCTCAATTGCAGCGGCATATTCTGTTCATCCATTGCTACAGCCCCTTTTCAGCTTCCTTAACTTGCACCACCACCTCCACAATTGTGCTGGCGATGAACGCCTTCATTTGCGCTTCCGCAGCTTCCTCAACCTTTACCTGCTTTATAATCGGCCTAGAGGTTTTAGGTTGTAGTGCATCAAGCAAGTGCTTATCTTGTCGCATGCGCATCTTGTGAACGAAGTTCTCCTCCTTACTATTGCCATGACTTTGGTTTTCCTCTTGTCTAAAATCTCGTCGCAACGCCTCAAGCAAGTTTTGAAATTCGTGCTCAAAGAGCACTATGGAAGTTTCCTTACCTTTTGAACCCAAACGAATTACAGAAATAGTCATGGCTGTAAATGCGGCTTGCGCCGCATCCCTCAAGTGAGTTGTTATTCCCCCTGCGTCGATTCCTTTGGTGCTTCCTCCTTCTTCGGCATAACTGTAACTTCGGCTAGGTTTTCCCCCGTGCGGAAAACCTTTACCGAGACTGTTTTGCCCGGATCAATATCAAACTGCTCCTGAATTACCTTTTCCACTTCTTCTTTTGTCAGCAGATATTTCACGTGCGTCTCCATAATTAAAAGCCTCCGTCAGCACCCAGTGAGGGCTGTGCTGGCTCATCCTTAGCCGCCTTGCGGCTATCCTTGGGCTTCAAAGCCTTCAGCAAGCGATCTAACTTCACCGGCTGCGTCTTCTTCTCCTGCAATTCGCTCACCATCAAGCGCGTCTCTGGTTGGTACACACCAGCGATCAGCAAACGCTCGCCTGTGCCACCGTTGGTCTTGCTATACAACTCTTTCTGCAACACCAAGCCAATGGGTTTATTGCAGAACTCCGGTACCGTCTCTGTTTCCTTCTCAATACGCTCCTTCAACTCCGAGTCGTAGCGTTCAACCATTGCCGTAGTGGTCTTGATGGTGCGCACACCAAGCAGGTATTGCATGGCATTCAAAAAGCAGGCATCCGAATAGGGCTTGTTCTCTGCTGAGTGTGTCCACAGCGACAGATCAGCGTTGCCCACACCCGGCACCTCAAACGACAGCTCGAAGCCCTTAGCGCCCTTCTTGTCGCTCACCTTCACAATCACTTGCTTGAACTGGCCCACATACGCGCCCTGCTCCGTCAGATAGCTTGCTGCATTATCTGCTTTCTTGGCTAGGCTCTCGTTATATTCAAAAGTAAAACTCATCTATTGCTCCTTAATTAAAAAAGGCTTTCGCCGCTTATGCGATACCGTAGTAATCGCAAATTCCTTTATCCACTGCTGCCAAATCATTGGCTATTAACTCTTCGGCGAACAGGCCCCGTGGAGTTTTGACAGTGTCGTTGCCACTGTTCCTAGTGCTGAAGAAATAATCGCCGTCGCGCACAATAGTCCTAAGAACAAGAGTGAACATACCCTCAATAGTGATTTTTTCGTCGAGCATGCGCCCAATTGTTTTTGCCTTAATTTTGCCATTATCGTTAGTATCTGTATGGCTGAGTATGTACACCCTAACGTCAGAAGCAAGGCCACCCGCAGCAACCAATATATTCCACGCATTGCGCCCAATCTCAGTGAATTTGTCATACCCTCTTTCCTCGCTCCTGCGCATGAACTCATTCGCCATGACATATTGAAAATCATCAATGACAATGATCTTGCGCTTGGTCTTCTGCATCAACGTCACGATCTCAGGCGCTTTGTCGGTAACAAAGATGTTACCTTTCTTGGCCTCCATATCAAATTTCCGCCAATTTGCCGACCTAAACGGCAATGGCTTTTCCAATGCCTGTATTAGCAGCACATCGTCAGGTGAGAACTTCTCAAGCGACGTGGACTTGCCACTACCCGTCTCACCTAATACCAAAGTAGCTATGCTCATTTGCTTTCCCCTATATCCCGCTCCAGCGGACTCCAATAATTAATTTCATATTGCTCATAAAATGCTTCCGGGTTTGGCGTAGTACATAGCCTTGTGTACTCGCATGGCCTTGCATAGGTGTAGCAGCTATCCCCCATCCTATGGTGAAATATGCCATTCATATATGCTATCTGCATGTCGCATACATCATGTATCAATTGTTTCCACCATAAAGACAATTGGTGTGGAGTACGGAATACCGAAACTCTAACATGATCTATGCCACTTGAGGAAACTCCGATACCACGAATCAATCCATGTGCCATGTCACCAGGAGCAGCAAAGACTGTTGTCGCAAAATACAGATATCCGGTTAGCTGCGTATCCATATCCCATTTGCTAAACCACGAATCAGTGAAGCGCCCCGCGGTCTTCTCATCCACCACAACTATCGCGCCTGTGTCCACATCACGCGCAAGCATGTCCATGCGCCCGCAATATACCAATGGCTTGCCGGTAGCTGGGTGGTTCATCGGCAGCTCAAGATGGAACTCGTACTCAATGCCGTCATTCACGGGCACCAATGGGTCCTCATCCAATGGCCACTGTCTGAAGTAGCTGCACACAGCATTGAGTAAATTCCCAAGCGTTTTTGAGTTCTTCGCAAGAGGTATGCGCGTGCCATACGATTTAGCCGCAGCCTCGGTCGCGGCATCGACGGCATCAAT